CGCAATACACAGTTCTGGCAGATTGGCTCTAACCAATGCTGCTGGTATCGGTGGACACACTGCATTTCCGCATCTTCTGACCTGCTCACTTCTCGGATATGTCTTTCCGGTGTAGTCATGATCAATTATGTAGTCATCTGGGAATCCCTGGCAGCCATACAGCTCTCTTGGCTCTAACATCCGCAGTCCGATATCTACAATCTGATAATCTACACCCTCGATCGTCACCAATCCAAATCTATCCTTGGTTGTAACTGTATCAAGTGGCTTTTCGATGTCTTGCCCTGTGGCATCTCCATAATATTTGATTAGAAACGCTCTAACCTCTCCAAAGTGTCCGTCACCAGCTGTGATCGTTGGTAATGGCTGTCTGATATCTTTTCCGTCACAATGATTGTTCATCTGGATCAGATTCGCAGTAACAACGCTGTTATGATCCCATGCGGTCACTGTCGGAAGCGGATTTTCTACTGTTTCCCCAGCACCTTTATATCCTCCGTCATAGTACTTATGCAGGAATGATGTGACCAGTCCATATCTATTTGAGCTGTCAACTGTCATGATCGGATCTTCTATAGTCTGTCCTCTTACTCCATCTTTTGAAGTTTCAGAATGGTACTGAATCAATGTAGGACTGATAAGACAATGCTCATTTTTGCTCACAATCGTTGTAAGGGGTTCCCGTACATCCTTACTCCGATCCTTTGTGAACCCGGTCTGCCCGATCTGTACCATATATGGCTCAACTAACAAGTGGCTGCCAACTGTCGTAAGAGTCCCTATTGGCTTCTGAACGTCCTGCGCCTCATTATTGTATTTGCACTGTACCATGTATGGCTCCACAATCCCGTAACCATGCTTTCCGGTGATTGTAGGCATCGGCTCTCGGATGTCGTTCGGTCTGCGTTCGCCACCGTGGTTGCACTGGATAATAAATGGTTCCGGGTTCTCAAGCACAAACTTTTTCAGTCCTCTTGCAATCCTGTCCATCGTCTTTTGTGCCAGTGGTCTTACTGCCCGGATTCCATACTTTTCTTTGATTTCCTCGGATGTATCAAAAATGCTCGGACACGGTCGGCTGAAATCAATCTGCGTGTATGCTCCAACGTAAGGTTTTAGCAGTCCGGCTTTTACCGCTTCGCTGTCTGCCGGTCCGTGTGTCGGCTCCGGCCATACAATCGGCTTGCCATCACACCTTGCGATCATGAAAAATCTCTTACGCATGGTTGGCGCTCCATAATCTGCCGCTACCAACTCCTTGAACTGCACCTCATATCCTAGATCAGTAAGCTGTTGCACAAATTTTTCAAAAGTCCTGCCCTGTTTACTCTTGATCGGATGATGCCGCCTGTTTAACGGTCCCCAGGTTTTAAATTCTTCCACATTCTCCAGCATAATTACTCTCGGTCTTACAAGTCCAGCCCATCTTAAGGCTACCCATGCAAGACCTCTAATGTTTTTATCTTTTGGCTTTCCGCCTTTTGCCTTGCTAAAATGCTTACAATCTGGGGAGAACCAGGCAAGTCCGACAGGATGCTCTTTGCAAGCCTTTACAGGATCAACCGCCCACACGTTTTCACAGTAATGCTTGGTGTTCGGGTGGTTCGCCTTGTGCATCTTAATGGCTTCTGGATCATGGTTGATGGCAATATCAACACTGTATCCGGTTGCCAATTCTATCCCGGTGGATGCACCGCCACCACCGGCAAAATTATCAACTATCAATTCTCCGTTAATCATTTTTCCAAAAGGAACCCGATATATCGTTACCCCGGCCGGAGGTTCGGCTCCTTTCTATGTAATATTGACTTTTACAATTAGTTGTAGTATCATATTATTTGTCTATTAATACGGCCAAGTAGCTCAGTTGGATAGAGCGGTCGCCTACTAAGCGATTGGTCCCGGGTTCGAATCCCGGCTTGAATGCAACGCACCTGTTTCTGGCAGGTGCTTTTTATATATCACATTTGATCTAATGGCAAGCTCATCTGCCCCTTGCAATTACCCCCGATCGTTGTCGGATCCCATCCAACTCCAATGTAGTCCAGAACCTTCGCCCATCCATAATCATTCCCGTCCTTGTCCTTGCACATGTGGAACATCAGATAATCCCACTCTTTCGGATTACTCTCATACAACAGATCAAACCGATGTGGTCTCTTTTCCATGTGAATCCCAAACCCACACATGCTGCATCCGGTACGTTGTGCCTTGGTTGTGTAGAGCGTCCCATCTGGCTTTTTCTCAATCGTTCCGTAGATCTCCGGGATAATGCTGTCTGGCATTTCAAAACTTTTAAGTAATCTTCCTTCTCTCAGAAGTTTCTCGTGATATTTTTCTTTCAGTCGGGCTTTCCACAATTCATCCATTTCCAGGGCAAGTTTTAAAATATCCTGTCTATGAAAGATTGCGAATGGTGCTGATCTGATCGTGGATGCTCCAAAATAATTACATCCGTTCATCCGCAAGCTCTTGGCACGCCTGCCACCTTCGGATGCCATCAGTCCCAGATACGGCACACTGTTATGCTCTTTTCCCCAGTCATCACAGTTTTTCTCTTTAAGGTAATAACAACACTTGGACGATACGAGAAAATCTGGCTTCTGATAATCACACCCTTCATTTTCGTTTTCATATCCACCGAACAGCTTTAACCATCTCTGTTTTAGCTGCATTTTAGAGTTTTTCTGCCATCCGCCATATTCTCCAGTCTCCCCAGTAATAATCGCATGGCGGACAGTTTTATTTTTCTCTGACGGATTTTGTAACAATTCTATCTTGGCAGCCACTTCCTTTGAAATGACCGGAAATCCAAATTCCTGTATGACCTTTGGTTTCGTCCAATAAGTACCATCATCCCTTTTCAGCGGTGGCACATTGATAATTCCAAGAGCTTTATGTACTCTCTGTATACTCTTGTCTTCCAGTGTAGATGCACTGACTCCGGGTGCATCAATTCCGCATACCTCATGTAAAAACAGGTATAAGATTATACTGTCAAGTCCACCGACCGAAACATGGTAGTTGAGCAATCTTCCATCACATTCACTTGCGAACTCTTCTGCTCTGATCTGTGCATATTTTCTTTTATATTCATATGGCTGCTTTTCTTTCTGCATAAATGATGCAATCTTCTCATATGCTCCGATCCGCTCCATTCTTTCTTTTACTGATTCCATTTTTTTCTCGGAGTAAAGAGCTCTTTCACGCTGGCCAGCAAACCTCTCACTCCTTTCGATTTACTTCAAAATTTCATCTAAGCAGGCATTCCAGCCTTTATCAAATCTTCCATTATCACAATAAGCAGGATGATTTGCTTTCTCCGGCAGTTCCCGAAGTGGACACCAATCTGGTTTTTCGTATGTTTCAGAATCAACAATTCTTGATACTTTCATAGCCTGGCAACTGTCAATACCTGCATCCGCGTTACAATACAAAAAGTTGCAACCAAAACATGATTCTGGCATATCCATAACTAATACTGCTTTAGACATCACCCCCACCTCCTATTTTTTATACACTCTCCATGCTTCAAAGCTATTTCCTTTAGGTACATCGCAAAGCCAATACGTTGTACGTGTTTCTCCATCTTCATCAGTTCCAAAACCATAATAAATATAGGCTTCTTCTACCGTTAATTCGTTTACGTTACACCCATATTCTTCCGCGCCAATTTTTAAAGCTTCTTCCTTGTTGTATTTACTCGCATTGAAACCAAGTGAATCGTCGTCTCCGCAAAAACAGTCATAATCAAATTTACTCATATTCTCACACTCCTTCCGGCTTCTCGCATCGTTCAAATTCAATCACCCACACCCACGGATTAGCATTCCATCCGTAGCGGTCAAGGTCGGATTTCTTGATGGTGGAATCCCATACATCAAAAAAACCAAGTGCTGTTGATGTATAATCGAAACATCCCTCTGCTTCTGCATCATCGTCTGTCATATCCTGCAACCGCTCCACCCTCACATCCGTAACCTTAAGCCAGATACGTGCCGCTTCTTTCGGCATGTGGATTGACGGATGCCAAGTGCCTCTCCAACCTTTAGGTCGAAGTTCTCCATCAGCTTTGTAATAATAGATGGTATGACCACGCATATGACCTGCTTCATTGACTGGAAGTCCGCACCATGTTTCCCGGACATACAGGATATCATCTGTGTGATATGGTGGATTCCATCGTTTACTCAATTCTTCCTCTGTAATATCGTTTGGAAGTTTAAATTCTTCTCCCCATATTTCATGTGCTGTTCTATTTGGATATCCCCATGTGTCAGAATCACTTCCTGCGAATGTGTAACACAGCTTTGATTTAGGCTGTGGCTTTACCAACCGTCTGGTGCAAGTCTTCCGTCCGTCCAGAATTGCCCGAACCATTTCCGTGTTGAATAAAATCGGTTTAATCGCCATTTACTCCACCGCCTTTCACAATCTCGATTGCATGCTCATAACTTCTTGCTTTCTCTTTTCCCAAATTCCTTTTGTATGCATTCTCCCAAAACTTTCTCTCATTTTCCAACTGCTCCACAACCTTGTCCGTGTCATATGCAGTCGGCTGCTGGTCAATCTTCTGTGCCAATGCATAAAACATATCCTCACTACTTGTCTGTGTAAGAAGAATATCCATAAACCATTGTTGATATAATTCTTGCTTTAATGTCTCCGCATCAATCAGTCTTCCCATCGTTCGCCCTCCTGTTCCAATCTGTAGTTGCTTTCGTTCGCTCGTCTTTCCCTGTTCTGATGCCTCCGTCCTGATCCATGTACATCTCACATTCATAGCTTTTTGGAAGTTCTGTTCCGCATTTCATACATTTGATTTTGAACATTACACCAACAGCCGAATGTGATGACTTATTTGTAATGGTTAAGAACATTGCTTTTCCACCGCAGAACGGGCATGGCTTAAGGCTTTCATTCATTCTTCATCACTCCAATCAATTTTTCTTAAACAATTTGGACATCCATAAGGTTCTTCTACTTGATGCCCACAATCTGGACAATAACCAACATGTTCTTTATGTTTCTGATATCCAAAATAACTATTCGTTACATGCATTGGTTTCTTTGCTGTCTGTTTCTCCATAGCCGCACGGCATTCTTCCGGTGTACCGATTGCCTTGTACTCTTCCCATGCTTCTTTATCCTCATTTGTCAGAATGCAAAAGCCCTCATGCTTTTCCCCTTTGAACACTGTTTCAATAAAATGCTTCATTAACAAGGGGATGTCTACATTTGCATGATAATTTTCCTTCAAATCTTTTTCGATTTTCCGGTATTTCTGGATTTCTTTCAGTGCCTTGATTGCAATATCACAAGCCTTTTCTCCAATAGTGCTTTGATACGCTCCATCTGCTTTCACTGACACCTGCTTGCCAAAATCTTTTAAAACTTCAATTGCTTCATTCTCTGTCATTTCACACCTCCAACAGCTCCGGGTTGTCAATTATGTTGCCGATCACTTCAAAATTCTCTGAATCAAAATCATCCAGTTCCTCGTAGTAATCACAGCCCGGCTCATTCGTACACCATCCGTTTTCATGCCACACGACACGCTTTCTCGTCTCATCTTCTGGAAACTCATCATCGATATGCCCTGAAAGAATGTCATTCTCCCAAATCAGTTTACCGTTCTTGTCCTTAAGTCCGGTGCACTGGCAGAGGGTAGATGGGATTATAAGATCAGCAAATTTTTCATCAATAGTGAAAATCCATAATCCGTCCCACCGTTTCAAAAGAAAGCCTTCCGTCCATTCACCATTGTCTTTCCGCTTTGCGCGGAATAAATATCTATCTTCCATCCTTTTCCTCCATTTCTTTCAACTTGGCTTTGGCTTCCTCTCTGGTAAGAAATACTGTTTTACCTATTTCATCCGGATAAAATTCCATTGATGCAAGGTTAGGCATCTCTTCTGGAAAACTTATTTCTATCCACGTTCCGTTGTTTTTAGAAATTGATATCTTTTCTATCGTGCAACACCACACTTGTTTATCTTCAATGCAATAAACCATATCTTCTATCTTGCACAGTAACCGCAGAAGTAATCCCTGCTCCTCGGCATCCTCATAGTCTTTGAGTTTCCGATATACGGCATCTATTTCCTCGCAATCCGGTTCACATGCCCTTTCCCACAGTTCATCATCAATCCATGATGGATTCCTTTCTGTTAATCTTTCCATGTTGCTTCCTCGCTTTCTGCTTTTCCTTTTCCTCACATGGCTTACAAAGCCTACTACACCAACCGCATGGTGTTATGTATGGACATTCTTCTCCAAGTCTCATGCTATTCCTCACTTTCTGCCTTAAGCCAATCCAAAACACATGATTTGCAAGCCTCTTCAGGATGAGAACATTCCTCTACGCCCATGTGTTCTATGCAACTTCCAAATAATACTTCTGCCAAATCCTCATCCGTCATGCTTCTGATCCGGTCTGCATTGGTCTGTGGCTTTTTAGCCATGCTCTTCATACATTCCATCATATTTCTACCTCACTAAATCTATTGTTTTAACAGATATCCCTTTAAATTTCCCGGTGCGACAATACTCTGCGGTATCAAAAAAAACAAATGCATCCACGCCTTAATCCGGTCTTTGAATAATATCCACACATAATCTCTGTCTGGCTGTGATTGTACGAATATTTACATTTCCGGCAGTATTTTACGCTTGTCTTTGTCATCTCTCCCATTGGCATCACTCCGCTATATCTAAATCACATTCCTGCTTGAAATATTTCACAACATGGTCGTCGTTCATTCCCTCTACATAGTTCTTGGAAAAATCCAGCATCCTGTTCCACCATTCACGAATCAATTCGCCACTGAATTTGTAATTGTAATGCAGTGTATAAACTGCAATCACCAAATAACACTCAATGCCGTCATTCATGTTCGAAATTACGGATTTAATCTGGTTCTGCTTAGGATTCTTGCCATACATACGAATCTTGGCTCTGTACGGAAAATTCCTTGCTTCTTTCTCACAATCAAACCCAATGTTTTTTATAAATCTTTCTTCTTCTGCTCTAATGGTGGATACATTTTTTATTTTCTCGTTATTCTTCCGAAGAATTTCGTTGTAATTCTTTAGCTTCTGTTTTGAGAAATCTATGTCATAGTACAGAACATAAAAGCATGACATCTGCATTGATTTGAATGTCTGCCAAAAACAATTGTCAGATTCGCTTATATGTCTGGCTATGCGCTGCATTGTGAATTTATCCTCATAATTTTTCGGTTCAAGCTTTCTTGTCTTTTTTCTCAATGCATTGCTCATGTTTTTCCTCCTGTTATCACTTTTTCAATGATTTCCTCCTGCATCCGCTCTGCGATATGATCCCGGACTGATTCTTCTGGAAATGCGATCTGATATGTCCGCTCCTTGATCCGGTTCGTGATCCGGTCATCGTAGGATAGTTTGTCCAGCGGATCATTACTCGTGAAAATCGTTACCTTCTGGTTTATGTACCGCTCATTGATGATCTGATACATTTTGTCATTTATCCAGTCCGCTGGTCGCTCCACTCCGAAATCATCAATTACAAGAATGTCTGTGGTGTAAAGTGCGTCTAAAAGCTGGTTCTCACTGTATTCTGTATCTCTCCGCCATGTATTCTTAATCTCTTGCAGTATGGTCAGTGACACTGCAAACTTCACTGCATAGTTTTTCATCAGCTCATTTGCAATCCCGGCAGCGATCCTCGTCTTACCGCTTCCCTTTGTCCTCGACCAGATATACAGTCCCATGCCTCTTTCCTTCTGGCTCTCGAAATCATCCAGATAGGTTTTTATGATTTTACAGGCATCTGACACCATCTTTTTACTTTCCTGCTTCCTGTATACATCCATTCGAAACGATCTCAGATCCATCCCACGGAATGCCTCCGGTATATCTGCAAATCGCAACCGCCTTGACATGACCGCTTTCTCACGGCATTTACACGGTACTGCTATTTCAACTCCGTCTTTTATTTTCAAGATCCACTCCCGACCTTCGCAAATTGGACACACATCAGAATCCCTGGAAGTCTCCTGTGTCTCCACATTCCTGCATAAGTTCGTTGAGTGATTTTTCATGCGTTCCAGTATCTCTTCCAACTGATCCATCGTTCTCTCCTTTCAGGTACTGCATAAACAAATTCTCTTTCAAGAAATTCTCTGCATTTTTAATATAACGATCAGGTGTCCTTTTCTTCTGGCAGTCAACAGCGTAATTTTGTGCAGCCACTATCAGATCATCTTCCGGTACACCAGCCAGTACCGCATTGCAGTATTCTGTTTCAGCAAGACAACCAGTACACCGTTTCGGATAGGCCGCGGCAAACTCTCCAAATTTTCCCACGGGGGATATAGGGGGTGTGTTTCTTCCCTTCTTTCCTTCTTTCTTTTCTTCTATTGTTGTCGTTAGTTTGTCGTTAGTTTGTCGCTTGCTTGTCGCTTGCTTGTCGTTCTGTTTGTCGGTTGTCTGGTATAAATCGTACTTAACTACCGTAAATACGCTAAATTTGCTTGTCGTTTTGCTTGTCACTTCGCCTGTCGTTTTCAAATGCGAAATTGCTGTTCGAATTTCACGGTCTGAAAGCCCTGTTTCGTCCGACAATTTCCTGATAGATGTTACAAACGATCCACGTGGTATCGTTGTTCCTTTAAAATTTCCATCCTTCCAATTGGCTTTCAGCAACATATGGATAAACAGCCGGGTTGTATTAATGTCTGTGTACCACTCCCACTCCAGAAGTCCACGGCTCAGTTTTATGTAGTTGCCATCCACCAGATCACCCCGTTTCCAATTCCAATATTGTCACTTCTGTACGAGGATGCCATTTATCTACATCCACATAACTCCCATCAGTGGAAACAATGATTTTACAGTTATCATCCTTAAGGATCTCGTAATGTACCAGAATGTCATGCAATGCCTCATGCAAATTTGTCAGATCAACTCTTCGTCCAGTTGGCATATAATAAACAGCTTTTACATTCACCGGGCTTTCAATAGTCTTTATGTCCGGCATGTATGCCCTGCACTCTTTCTCATACTTCGTGTACGCTTCGGATGGGATGATAAATGGTCTGCCGCTCCCGGTAAATACAATCCTCTGGCTATTCTTTTTTGTGATCGGTTTCAAAGGTATTGTAAATTTATACTCCATCGACATCCTCCAGATTCAGTTGTGCATTACTGTCTTTGATTTCTTCTGCCAGTACATACGGTGGTTCATAGTTTCTTACGATCTCAATAGCGATATTTTTCTGATTTCTGTGGATGCAGTTATATTTGCTTACCTCGAACTGTCTTTTTAATTCCCGGTAAATATCTGAATACACCTTTCCACGGATGGAGCTGTCATGATATGCATTGCTGTTCTTACCGCCCAGGCAATCAATCACCCGCTTATTTACTTCCGCTTTCACATCATCTGCGTCCGATGGGAGCAACGGCAACGTTTCCTTGAAATCCTGCAAATCTCTGTTGATTGCATCAACTTTGCTGTCTACTTCTTTAAGAGCTGCAAACTCCATTTCTAAAAGCTGCATTGGAGACTTCGGTTTTTGAATAACATCTTCCATCTCATGAAAACGATTGATATATTTTGCAGTGAACTCGGTGCCCTTTACTCCGGTCAACTTATGTGCGATAAACTCGCATCCTTTTTTTGTGACCAGATAACACGGCCGTATTTCTCCTTTACCGTCCTTATAGTTACTTTCTGAAAAAAATTCAACGAATCCAATTTTGGATTGGTTAAACTGATCGATATAATTTCTGATATCTCTTAATAATTTGCTGTGGTCTTTTCCGACCATCTCCGCAACCTCAACTGAGGTAATTGTTTTCTGTTCTAAATTCAAAACTTCTCCTTTCTCCCGGTACATGACAGCACCGGGAAATCATGGCTTCCAACAATCGTGATATATCATTTTCTGCATGAATAGGTTTCTTTCTGCCGGACGGCAAGGTGTTCCAACCCTACAGCCATGACTTACCGAAGATGTTACGGAAATCTTCCCTTGTTCCGTAATATTCTTCAAAATAGGTCTGTGCCATCTGTTTAAGTTTCAGATCTATCTCTGCCGCATTCTTTCCGGCACTTACACCATTCGGATGCAGATCAGGTCGGAGCGGTATAACAAATCCGTACTTCTCGCTATTCTTCCGGTTAGGATTTCCACCAAAGATATGATGTCTTTCCACCGGACAAGTTCCGGTAAAATAGCAATGGCCCATATCTTCTGTAAATACACTCCACAATCGTTTCATACACCCCACCGCTCTTTCATTTCCCTCAACTCCTCAGGTGTGATGGTATCTATTCCAAGTTCTTTTGCATCCGCTACCGTTCCATCAATCAGTACTGACATTTCTTTTGTATCATATGTATGGCTTCCTCGATAAATCTTATATACAGTCAGTTTCCCATCATATCGAACTGGCATTGCATGAATTGTTTCAAGTTCCCACATGTAATCTTCTGGTGCATTTGACTGATAATAGAAGATACTTCCATCTGGAAGATGTTCTGGCTGACCATATTTACAGATCAGTACATTTTTTGCTTTCGCCTTGGAAATCGTCAGAGCATCAGCAATCTTTCCAACCAGTGCATGAAAATAAGAATTTGCATCAAGGCTACGTTTCTGCGTGTACCTAACAGCTTTGATTTTCAACTTGTCCTGCTTCTGTAAATTTTCAATCTGGGGAGCTGCTGAACCATCAACCTCAAATGTAAGGATGATGCCTTGTCCATTGAATGTCCGGCTCGCTCCGGTAAGCTTTCCAGTAGTCTCCATAAGCTACGCTTCTTTCTTTGCAACAGCTTCTTCCAGCTTTGTTTTTAACGCTGTGTACTGCACTTTTGTCAGTGTGATAAACGATTCAATCTTATACTGGCTTAACAGCTTCTGTTCATTGACATTTGCCTTTCTGATCAATTCTGTGATGATCTGAAATTCTTCCTCGCTGATCAGATCATTTATATTTTCATCTTTCAGTGCTCTGCTTTTCCCATATAAGAAAATTGCCTTTGTCTTATTATCAACAACTTTCAGATATGAGATTTTTCCATCTTTATACTCGATATCCTCAACTTTAAAGCTGTCATACGTGGTTTTTTTCCCATTTTTATCTGCAAGATTAATCTGGTCTGCTTTCATCCATATAAAAGGTGCAGTGTATAATTCTCTGCCGATTCCCCAGTTAAAGCCAGCTCTCTTGAAGCTGTCAGAAGCCTCGCCTTTTTCTCCTTCGGTATAAGATTCCGTTCCGCAATCCCATTTCCATACCCAGATTTCTTTGACTGTATCCCATATGCCAATACCTGCATACATGTTGCCTTTGATTTCCTTATGGTCTCTCTGCCAGTTCATTTCCCCTACAGTTTCATCTAAGATGTTCATATCACAGCGTGCATTTTTATACAGCAGGATGGAACAGCCTTTATCAGAAACAGTTGCTACTCTTGCTTCAATTTCATTTGCCCTTAATTCTCTAAATTTCATTTCTACCTCTCAATCTGTCACATAAACTCTCATGTCATCTAAACATCTGTCACAGTAATAATCTCCTCTAATCTGTACTGCTGTATCATCCTGGATGTGTTCACCGCAACATATACATTTTGGTCTACGCTCAAGCCATTCGCCTTGATTCCGATCTCTGTCTTTCCACAAATCGTAACTATCATTCATATCTGTGAGAAAATCCCTCCCCATCATCGTCTGTGTCGGTAATCAGCTTTCTTGTACCATACACAAATTCGCCATGAACACTTCCGTCGGTATGCCATGACACTTCACCGGTTTCTATGTCTAAATCTTCCAGTGTTCTTTCAAATTCTGCCAGTGCATCCTTGAGTATTCCTAAATCCTTCCATGTCAAACTAGGCGCTGCCATTTAAAAATTCCTCCATTTCCATCTGTCTAAAATCTGTAGATAAAACCATGTATCTGACAGCTTTCTCTTGCTGCTGCTTCATGTACTGCTCGTCCCGGCATTCTTCACACATGTTTCCTTCTCCGGGATCAAGACTGCATCCACAGATTCTGCATTTTCTGTAAAACATAAAATCACGCTTTCCAAAATCCAAACTACGTGTTACAATAAACGCAGAAATACTTTTGTATTTCCACGGTTAAATAGCACCTGTACTCGCCAAAGTTATCAGGGTGCTATTTTTTTGTCCTCAAATTCTCCAAGGAACTCTACATCAGCGTCAAGCTTGTCTCTCCGGCGTCTATCATAAAAGTACGCTTTCCGCTTTTCTTCTCTTTTGCTCTCAACATACATGATTGCCAATCCAGCAAACGCAACCAGAGCACCTAGCGCAATCGCAATTATTAATAAAATGTAATAAACGCCGTCCGCATCCATCATTCCACCCAGAAACATGATTCCAAGTCCAATAGATATAAAAACATATGCTACATTTTTCATGATGCCTTGTCCTTGACCACAAGCTTAATTCCTTCCTGTCTTTCGTAAATCTCTAACAGAATGTCCATAATCTTGGCTTTCCTCTCTGGTGTAATTTCCATGTCTGCTTTGTTCATAGGAATCTCCTTTCTCATTATTTAACGCTCCCACACATGGCAATCTGCTTGTCAACTTCCGACTGTTTCTTTGAGATTGCCATACCATCCGCAACACCGAGAATATAGTTGAAGTTTTCTTTGTCCAGCTGTGATACTGTTTCAGCTAGTCTTGCAAGTGCTTCTTTCTTTTTTTCACTCATCTGCTCACTTCCTTTCGTGTTTGTACTTTGTACATTATTAATATAGCACTATGTACATATTTTTGTCAATACTATTTTTTGTACAAAGTACAATTTTTTTTATTTACTTTTTTAACATGTTGTAGTATATTATTAATAGGAGGTGAGAAAATGCAGAACCGATTAAAGCAAATAAGAAAAAAATTAGGTTGCAACCAGAATGAATTTGCAGAAAAACTCGGTATATCGGTTTCCAATATATCTAGCTATGAAGCAGGAAGAAGAAATCCGTCTGATGCTGTTATAAATCTGATATGCGAAAAATTTAGCGTCAATAAGGAATGGCTAGAGACCGGAAACGGCGAAATGTTCATTCAAAAGACCGAGAATGAAAAGATAGCTGAATTTCTTGCAGATGTACTGAAAGCCGGAGAAGACGATCAGATGTACAGATTCATAGCCGCTATTTCAGAACTGGATGAAAACGACTGGAACACAATCCAAAAGCTGGCAGAAAAGCTTGTGAAGAAGTAAAGAAAAAGACAAGGGCAATGCGCAAACCCTTGTCTTTTTCTTTTATCTTAAAAACCTCTTTATAAATGCATATATAATTCGGAGATCATCCTCGTCCATGCACTTCTCTATTAATTCTATTATTTTCTCTTTAAGCTCTCCCATATCCAATACCACCTTTCTAATTGATACATAAAGTATGCGAACGTATGTTCGAAAAGTCAATAACGCATCCATTTGTTTTTATCCTAAACTTTTATTTTGCAAAAAAATGTCATAAAAAAATGACAAAAATGTATTGTTTTATAATCATTTTGCTTTATAATTGTAGTATCAAAAGAAAGGGGAGTTCAAAATCATGAACGAATCAAAAGATACTAAGGTATGTAAACACTGTCAATCAGAAATTCCTAAGAAAGCAAAGATATGTCCAGTATGCAAAAAGAAACAAGGTTTACCGAAATGGGCGATTGTTTTAATTGTTATCCTGGTTCTTGGAGCTATCGGTTCTGCTTCTGGTGGAAATTCCGACAATTCAGAAACTACTACCAATTCAAAATCATCAAGCACAAACGAAACTCAAGATTCAACACCAGAGGTAAAGGAAGTTGAGACCGAATCAGAGCCAGAAATTGAATATACTGCGGTTGATGTAAGCACCATGATGGATGATTTGAAAAACAATGCAATGAAAGCAGAAGATACTTACAATGACAAATACTTAGAAATTACTGGTCGATTAGATGTTATTGACAGCAACGGTAAGTATATCGGGGTATTCTCTCAGACAGACAAATTTGCAATTGTTGGTGTCCAATGCTATATAAAAGATGATGATGTAAAAGCAAAAGTAATGGAAATGTCTAAAGACGATACTGTGACGCTCAAAGTTCATATTAAAAACGTTGGGGAAGTTATGGGGTACTCCGCAGATATTATAGAAATAGAATAGTATACAGTCCCTCTATTAAATGAGGGACTTTTTTTAAAGGGAGTTAAAAATGAACATAGCAATTTATCCAAGGAAATCAAAAAAAGATGATAATTCAGAATCAATGGAACAACAAATAGACGATTGTAAAAAGTACATTGATAAAACTTACCCTAATGCAAATATAATCGTTTATTCTGGCGATTATGCAATCACAGGACATAGCACGGCAAAAAGAAAGGACTTTCAGCGCATGATGGATGATGTCAGGGCTGGAAGAATCAATGCAGTTGTTATTATGAGATACGATCGTATAGCAAGAAATATGAGAGATTTCTGTAACCTTTATCACGACATGGAAAGCGCAGGATGTAACTTGATATCAGTAAGCCAGCAGATCGATACTTCCACGCCATACGGAAAGAACTTCATGTACCAGATGGCAAACATGGCAGAATTAGAATGGGCGGTTATATCTGAGCGATACAAAGACACCGCAGCTTATAAAATCCGTGAAGGGAAAGCTTACACTGGCAGAGTGCCTATAGGATTCAAAATAGAGAAAATAGACGGTGTAAAGAAAGTCGTACATGATAATGAGGAACAGACAAGGGCTATATTTGATTATTTATTAGCAACCAAAAGCAAGCGCGGCACTGTTTTATGGGTACGTGAAAATTTAATTCCAGACTTCACACGTCACAAATTAGACTCAATGATAAAGTCAGATTTATATATTGGTAAAGTAAGGGAGAATGACCATTTCTGTGAGCCTTATTTCACTAAAGACCAAATGGAAGAAATAAGAAGTATCAATCAGATAAAATATGCTCCGTCCGGTCATATATATTTATTCAGTGGGTTATTCCGCTGTCCTATATGTGGCAGGAAAATGGCAAGTTTTTACAGCATAGACAGGAAGACCAAAAAGCACCGGCAATATCAAAGATGCTGGTTCGGTGGAAATGAGAAATTGCACAAAACAAAATTAGTATCAGAAACAAAAACAGAAAAATATCTTCTTGAAAATCTTGATGCAGCATTAAAAAATCTTGAATTTGATGTAAAAAAAGAAGCAGGTAAACCAAAGCAAAATTTGAATAAAAAACTTAATGATGCGATAGGGGAGCGTGAAAGACTGAATTACCTTTTTGAAAAAGGAAGAATTGATATCCCAGAATACGAAAAGAAATACAGTGTCTTATCAGAAAAAATAAACTCCATAACTGAGGAGTTGTCAAACAACAAAGTTGTAAGGATTGAGGAATTTAAGAAGCAGATCCCGGAAGACTGGAAAGTCCTTTACGAACAACTAGATCCAAAAGGAAAACAAGAGTTTTGGCATAGAATAATAAAAGAAATTTATTTGAATGAAGCCTTTGAAATTACTGGCTTTATATTTTATATCTAGGACTTGTACTAAATAACTATTTCCTAGAGGTTAACATCAATTAGTACAAGTCTATTAAAAAGGGCGATTAGAAATTCTAACCGCCCTTTATTTTACGCTTTTACAATCGCAGCGTCAAATCCTGCCGATTTCAATTTTTCCTGCAAGGCAATAGCATTTGCTTTATTGCGATACGCTCCGACCTGTACACGATAAATAGAATCTTTATCACCTACGCTTGTCTCTGATCCAGAAGTTGCAGCATCGTCATCAGATGTGTTATTGGATGGTTCAATGTACTGCTGTCCGGTAATTCCGTAAACAATTGCACTTGCCATGCTCTTAAAGTCATACAGTGCTACATCGTCTTTATCATCCACGAAGCAACATTCAATCAGCATCGCAGGTGCTTTTGTGTGATTGAGCACGTAAAGCTTTTTGTTAATCTTCACACCACGATTTTTAAATCCAAGTGCTGCAATTGCTTTCACAATTTTCTCTGCAAATGGTTTTGCTTTGCTATTATCACTATAAATATATGCTTCTACACCTGTTGTCCGTCCGTTTCCAGACATATCCTTCGCACCTGCATTAAAGTGGATAGATACATCAAGATCAGCCGCATGAGAATTGCATTTACCTACGATGTTGCAAAGCACATTATTTGCACTTGTGCCATTGTCAACCGTACAGTCATACACGGTATGCCCAAGACCTTTTAACTGTCTGATAACCTCATTTTTAACATTTCTTGCTTCTGTTGATTCCCGGATGATTCCGATAGCTCCGCACGCTACTTTTCCGTCCGGGTTGTGTCCGGCATGTACGTTAATAACCATTCTTTTATTCCTCCTTCTTTTCAATATACTGCTTAAATAACTGGTGCAGTCCTGTGCTTGCCAGACCGCTGAATAATCCACTTAATAAAATAGGTGCTGTAACTGTCCATCTGTTAATCCAAATGGCTAAAAGCACACCTAATACCGCACAAATGGTAGGGATGTATTTATTATCAACATCCTTGATCCACTTCTTTACGACATAGCCTACACAAAGGCAAATGCCTACGATCACAGGCACCATAAATTCTGTTAAAAATCCCAAATCTGTCATGTTTAAATCCTCTCTTTCTGCTTCAAATGAAGCTCTTCAATTTCGTGTTTCATCTTTGTGACCATTCCATTGCCGCCCAACGCATGATAGGCATTGTACATTTCCATAAAATTCTGGTAGGCATAGGATGGAATTTCTTTGAGCGCCATGTATTTATCATGGTACTCGATCAGTTGTACTCGAAGCAAAAGCATCGTTCCTCTGCTATTCGCATCTCTGTCTGACTTCTGATTTTTCAAAAGCCACACTATGTATCCCATAAATGCTGTCAGAACGATAGGCAAAGCAATCGTGTACGTTTCTTTTAACATCTCCATTGGATCATCTTCCTTTCTTTTGTATAATTCAATTATAATATTTCAGAATAATTTTTTGTTCCATTTTACTTCGCATAACCAGAGTTTAACTTGGAAACAAGTAAAAACAGAAGGTAAGTATTTTGATTTCAGCAATATAAATTATAAAGAAATACACATTATAGCCTATTATAATAATTATCGAGTGTCTTGCTCTTTCACACAAGACGATAATGGGAATTATTATTTTGGATCAAATGAACCTGGTTGGGTTGGTGCAGTAATTATAAAGGATAATACGAATAAAGGTATAAGCCTTCAAAATTTTCTTTTATCAGGAAGTGATGTTACAATCGATGCTAATATAGCAGTCTATTATCGATAAATGAGGTTCTTCAGTGGTAATGGTGGGTTAAAAACCGCCACAACCTCAGTGTTACTATTTGATTTTTAAGCAATGGCGATTTTGCTTATATAATATTCCCACGTATTATCAGCCTTCTGACCACCTGTAATAATAAGATTTTTTAATTAAGAACAATGAAACCTGCTCCGAGACTTCCACCACCGCTATCGTTGGTTTTAAAACCGCATTGTGTTCCTGCGTAAAAGTTCATTCGCACGCCGTCTAAGCTGGTACCGTTGTCTCGATGTCCCATTGCACCGTTAGAAAAAAAGTCTATGTCACGTTTGTTGTAGCCTTGCCAATATACTGTAGCAGTAAAATTTTTTACAGGAATTATACCGGCACTATTTACTGTGAAAAAATTGGGATTTACACCAACCCATCCTGTTACCCACTGTCCATTGGAATAGCTGTCTATTGATCGCCATCCTGCTATACAACTGCCACTAGGAACACCTGCTGATTGACCAGCAGCATAGCCAGTATTATAGCCATCCTCATATCTTTTAAAAGGGGATACTGTACCGGCACCTCCTGTTCCATTTCCAAAGTATTTATATACTGTGCTATTATCTGCTGAAATGGATCGTCGCTGTACGATACCCCAAACAGTACGGGCGTTACTATCTACATTTGAATCTGTAGATAGCACACCAGAAAACCAGTCTTCATTTGATGCAACTACATCAAACTCAATCGAATACATAGGAGTTATTTGCCCCATCAAATAATTTTTATTTATATAATCGCAGACAGCTTTTGCGTCAGCAGCAATATTTGGTAGTACTAATCTGATATACGTTTTTTTTGAATTATTAACATTAGTTAAACTCTGGTTTATCTCATTAAACTCCGACTCAATTCTATCTTCCAGATCATTCATGTTTGCAGCATTAAAAGCATCACCCTCCTGCGAGATTGTGCCCTCATCCCTTGCAACTGTCACAAGATTTGTGCTGCCATCTTCATTCGTAAGCAGTCGGCGGTTGATGTACTCTGCAATTCTGTTTTTCCATGTTTTCTTTACAAATGCCATAATATGTCCTCTCTTCCTATAATAATAGTCCGGTATCATCTCCGGCATATATCTCTGATCCACAGTAATAATTAAAGTTGTTAAGTAAAATGCCATACACATCATCCAATATTTTCTCAATATCATTCATCTTCTGGTATGTATTGACTGGCATACTCGGTGTCTTAGGCGTGTCTCCATGAATCATGTACGCATTTCTGATAATCTCCGTGTTATTTATGACTGATATTAAAAATGTCTCATTTGGATGTTCTGGAACGTCTGCAACCGTAAGATTAAGTTCCAGAACATCTGATAATAACTTTGTGTTATTCTGGATTCTCTGCATATCTGATCGATTCAGTGCGCCTTTCATCCCGGCAAGCCATTCTGTTTTTTCGTCTACATTGAAGTTATCCCATCCTTTCTGTAACAACTCCAACATGCGATCCACATCACTCTGTGACCGGTCCGTCACTGTCTGCATCCACACTAGCATAAGCAACCACCTCACTTTTCAGACGCTCATTTTCTTCTTTTAAAGCTTTGTTTTCCTTTGTGAGCTTCAGATTTTCTTTTCTAAGCTCGTCATAATAAGGATTAATTGGATTGTAATTCATCAGATCAGTACATCTCCTCCCGTATATAATTCAGTTCCTGCAAACACATCCTCGGTAACGACAATTGAGTATCCCCTGCACGTTGCCGTTGCGATAAATCCACCTGTCAAATCAAGAGTCTGGCTCTCAATCAATGTTGTCGATGTCTTGCCACCGATGGAATTTATATTCGCCCAATTTCCTACCTGCTCTAAGTTAACCAGGTACTTCATTCCCACTTTTTTTCTCAAGGCATGATAATCCAAAAGATAAGCGGCGATATCGGGTAATATATCAGCATTATAAATGGTGCATCCACTGTATTTCTTTATATTTTCTGTTTCCCCGGCTTCAATTTTATCCACACGTTTCTCATAAGAAAAAGTCGTGTTTGCATATTTAATACCTGTAATATGGCACTGTCCGGCAGCCGGCATGTTAATGATGAGATAATTTGTTTTTACTTCTTTCAGCGTGCCGACACTTGCCGTGATGGACGATGGAAGATATGGACTCGAAAAAGTGATCTTGGTATCTCCTGCCGGCAATGTTTTCTTATAAATATCAGATGTTTTTTCTTCCAATGCATAGTTTTTCATCTCAATATTCACACCAGAGATATATTTTTCAAGAGATACTTTCGTATTTCCATTAAATTTGCGATCCGTCCCGACAGTGGATTTCACATATCTGTCTGGCTTATAAACCTTGATGGTATCGCTCCGGCTGTCATCCGCAACCGCACCACACGCAAAGCATACCTGTTGCAATGCCTTACGGCACGTCTGGATGGCTAAATAGCCACTTAAAAGTATGTTGCCGACTTCTTCATCAATCGTATATTTTTTGATACCGGCAGTGGCAAATATCGCATTCAGTATCACTTCTGCACGGACATTGTTATATACCTGTCCGTCATAAAATGTATACTTATCTAATAACCCAACTACATCAACCAGCTTAAATTTTGCAATATTCTTTGAAAAAGAAAAGTCGTTGATGAAGAATGCTCCCATAGGAATCATGTTTCCGTTCTTAAACTCTGACAAGGTGACTTCCTGCGTTTTCTGCACACTCTTCCATGCTCCGTTTTCGTTTTCTGCGTCAAAATCATTATTCATATCGACAATTGAAATATCTGCTTCGTTAATAGACAAGGCTGCAGAGGTCACATCAATGTCCTCCTGCACCTTGGCTGTCTGGATCATATCCTTATCCCACACGATATATTTTCCATATAAAATATACTGAAGCTTAATATATCTCTGTGGAAAGCTTGTTCTTACAAATTCAATCTCGATTTTTCCGTAATTCTGCACCTGATTATTGCAAACATAAATAAGGCTGTCCGGGTAAAATGTCTCTGTGATTAATTTTGTACCGGCGATTGTATACCATGTGATTTTCAACTCTGCTGGTGGCTCATCTTCAAAATAAAGTGTGATCGCTGCGGACGTGTGCTGCTCTTGGAACGTGACTGTAATCTTAGGATCTGTTTCAAAAGTACAATCTTCCTTCGATAACGCATCATTCCAAAATGCAATGTCTTTCGGATTTTCCGTCAATACGCTTTTACTTCCATCTAGCACAAATTGGTTCAGTTCAAAAGTCCCATAACTTTTCTGTTCCGTCTGTTCTGCAAATAACTCTATTGAACCTATGCCCTGGTTATCATCTGTCGTGACCGAAGCATCCGCAAGTGCGGTAACATCTATAAATTTCATTTCTGCCCTGCAATATGTTCTCATAAATGCCCCCTTACGGTGTCTTAAATGGTTTTTTACTCGTCATTTTCCAAGACAAGCCTTTATATTTCGCTCCGTTGTCAAATACCTTTTCTACTTCATCTTTAATTGATGAAAAATACCCATAGAAATCAAACTGCTTGCTTGCATCCGGTAAAGATACATGATGGAATCTGTTTTCACAATCTGTTATATGATCCATCAGTTTATCATAAAGTCCCGAATCGTCTATTGTGCCAATTGAAATTGTATAGTTCTTATAGATTCCTATACTCTCAATATGAATATCTCCGTCCTCTGTCCTCTCTGCATACTTTTCCAAGAAATCCAAAGTCCTTTGAATAGACACCATAGGGATATTATATGTAATTCCATCAATGATAAGTCCTTGTGTATACTTATGTACCATCTTATCCCTCCGCTATCCCAAGTCTTATTTCTTCATCTTGTAAATACGGCAGATTGATTCTTGCGAACTCTTTACCATCCACCGCCAGTACTACTGTCTTTGCACCGCTGTAGTCCGGCATCTTGCTTGCAAGCTTCGATGCAAGGTCGTCCATCCAGCCGGTGTTATTTTCAAGCGGCAGGATAGCTTCTTTTCCGGCTTCGCCGATTTCTGCAAGTGTCATTCCGGTTGTTACGCCACCGTTGGCAAGACGAGGCAGATTTACAGTAGGAATTGTCGGAATACTTGGATGCCATGATCCGCCACCCAAAAAATCAGGTAAATCAAATCCAATGCTGTTAAAGCCAGAAATCAATGAATTGATACCATTAATAACCCGGTTCACCATATTTTCGAACATCTGAATAATGCTGTTCACAAAATTTTTTACAGATTTTTCGGTCTGGCGCAATACTTTGTCTGTGTCTTTCGTAAATAATATTTGCAGAGCCGAAAAGACGAGTTTTATACCAGATAACAAAAAATTTATTAAATCTAAAATAAAATCAACACTATTTTTTATATTCTGATTCAGATTTTCTATAATCGGCAAAATTATAGGCAATATATTTTCTATAATCCATGCAATAATCGGCTGTAAAATATTGGTCCATAAATCGTTGAGTATGTCTATCACAATGCCTAATATTTCAATAATATTATCGAACACAGGTTTCAAATGATTTTCATAGGTATCTTCGAACATTAAAGCCAGATTTTCTAAAATAGGCTGAATGTAAGTGTTCCAGAATTCTAAGAATTTTTCTATCAGTTCTGACATTCCATTTTTTACATTTTCGACAAACGGATGAATGTGTTCATCGTACAATTCTGTGATTTTATCGGTCACATGCTGTACACCGTCTGATATAGTCGTTGTCAAATCCGCAATCACACCAAGAAGTCCATCCAAAGCATCTTTTAAAGCATCCTGATTTTCTACAAAAGGTGTCACGATGCAATCGATAATATCTTTTCCAAATTTTGCTGCATTCTCCGTAACCATCATGAACGCATCCGAAAAAATCTGAATCAGGTTTGCTGTGATCTGCTGTCCATTTTCATCCCCAAATACAGAAAATACATTTGCGAATGCATCTGCCCCCTGTGATGCCAACACTGAAATATCAGATGCTATATCAAACATGTCGATAATATAATTTTTTATATTTTCAGAATTACTTTCAAGATAAATAGATATCCCACCAAGAAGATTTTCTGCTATGGTAGCACCTATGCTTACTACAGATGCCGAAATGCTTCCAAGTGACCTTGAAAAAGTCATAGCAAAATTGTCAACAGATGCAGAAACTTCACTATCTGAAAAAATATTTAAAAATGAATTCTTTATGCTTTCTATACTGGATTTAATATTATCAAATTGTAAAGAAACATCTAAATTGCTCCAGGTTTCATCCCATCCATTTTTTATAGAAACTTTTAATTTTTTTAAATAATCTATAAATGGCTGGATTTTATCTGATAATTCTTTTCCAGTAGGAACTTCTTCATATAAATCAGATTCGCCACTACCAGTTCCACCACTACCGCTTCCAGAATCATTTTTCTGCAATACATTCAAGTCATCAAAAGCCGCCAATGCTCCAGCTGCTTTTTTGGCAGAACCGGCTGTTTTATCAAGAGATGCCGCATAGTCTACCTGCTGCTTCTTTGCCTTTGTCCAAGTGCTTTTTCCGCTTATAGCCGCAATAAATCTATTCATGGCATTAATGGCATTTGTAAGCCATGTGCATAAGGTTACGATTGCTGGTGTCAATGCAGATATGATAGGCGCTGTCAATGCTCCGATAGAATTTTTCAATGTAGCCGCAGCACTTGCCATTTCAGACATTTTTCCATTAAATTCAGAAGAATACTTCGCCATGTTCTGTATACCTTCTGTAAATGCCTTGGATATGGTCTGGGATACTTGCATAACCGCACCGAATATTGCAAAACTAACTACTGTCTGCTTTATTCGTTTCGCCATGTCAGATATTAAGCCAGAGGATTTTTTTGCTGATTTTCCTACTTTTTCAATGTCTTTCGCACCAGCACCAATAGATTTCTCATTGACAACCGTTTCTCTCATCTTCTGATTAAGAACTTCCTGTTTGCTCTGTACATCAAGAATCTTTTCAGATACTTTGCTATATTCCTCTGTAGTTGTAGGATCTATAAAAGCAGTTCCAGAAGATTCCATTGCTGCAAGCTCGCCTTTTGCATATTTAATTGAGTTTGTTAATTCCTCAACGTCGTATTGCATTCTTTTAAAGGTTGTGCTTTTACTACTTCCACCTGTTTCTAAGAATTTATCCATTCTGGCAAGAAGTTTATCAAGAGAAGCAGTATCTTTTTCTATCTGCATCTGAACAGCCTTATATTCCTCTGTTGGAATCTTCTGACTTGCCAGATCTTTCAGAGTCTTGGATAACTTATCAGCTTCTGTTGCGAGCTTCTGAAACCGTGATTCCATCTGCATGAGCTTACTTGATGCTTCTCCATTTTCAATCAACGTTTTTATTCTGATTTCGCCATCATATTCAGCCATGCTAAAACCCTCATTTCTTAAACTGTTTCAATGCTTCCTGTTCTGTTTCTTTCTGCTTTCTTATTTCTTCCATCATGCGATCATAATCGTCTATCTTTTCTTTTTCTTCGCTGGTATACTCTTTTTCTAGCTGTTCCAAAGCATACATATTCTGTGCGTTTCTGATTGCATCTTTTTCCTTAGAACTCATGTTATTTTCAATATTCTTCTTGCGAATCTCAATTACCTCCATGAGAGAAGATAATCTTCTTGGCATATTCCAGATCAAGCCATTAAATTTCCACCAGTGCATATCTGCTACGGACAAATCAATTCCGTATATCTGCAAGAAATCTGCATATATTCTCCATTGGTCTACATCATAGTCAATAAAACGCTTTGTATTTTTGCTACTGCCGGCATTGTCGTGATACCATCCGTTTAAATACCAGGAAATACATTCATTTAACTCATTGTGCTGTGGATGGTCTCTAAGTTCTCCGTATTCATCAGAGAACATAAGATAAAGAATAGAAGTTGTTTTCTCGTACTCATTCATTTCTTTGTCATATTGCAAAATATAAATCTGCATACCTATGCGGAAATCGGTATTTACTTTGTATCCGTTCCATTCAGTAGGCAAATTGTCCAGCATGACATTGTTCATTATTTTGCCCCACATCTTCTTACATTGTATCTGTTCTGAATCTGTTCAAAACGTTTATTGAAAAGCTTATTCATAACAGGGATAACCTGCTCTACAAACTCCACGATTGCAAGTTCATCCGGGACAATATCTCCGTAAATCTGTTTCATGGCATCTTCGCCAAACAACCCATCTATACTTTCCGTAATCTGCTTAAGATATTTTACACGAATGCTGTTCAGTTCTAATGCTGCATCCACATTCATATCATCCACATTCATATCGTCTTTGTGGTTATTTCTCCATTCGGCGGCTTCTTTTTCACAGTTTTGAGATATATTATTTAATTTATCAATTACACCTGCAAACTTCTTAGCTGTGTCTGCATTCGCTGTATCTACTGTTATAACTGTAATAAGATCTCCGTCTTCGTCTTTTATTGCAATTTTTTTTATGCCACTGCTTAATTTAATTTCTTCCATTTTTAACATCCTTTCCTAATGTGGGACACCAAGGAAAGGTAGGCATCCCACATATGCTAATTTTTAATTAACACCTATGCAATTGGGTAATCTTCATCCAAAGCCAAAGCACTTACTTTAGGTGCCCATGTGAACGATCCATCACCAGCAATAGTGATTGTTCCAAGTTCTACATCTCCATTTCCATTAATCTGGACTGTAGACTTTAAAATATCACCACCTGCTCCACCAGTGCTTGATGCACATACAGTTACTGGGACACGGATACAATCTCCGGATCCGCTTGTAATATCAGCTTTAAAGAAGCGATAATAATATGTCTCGCACTGATCTCCTGTTGGAAGTTTTTTAAAAACATCATTAAACACTGTCTGCATTTCATCTGACAAATGTTCTCTTTCTGGAGACATTGAAAATGCATACCCTTTTACAGAGTTGCTTGCATTTTTCATGTTTACGTACTGTGTGCTTTCTGTGTTAGGTCCCCAGTCTTCAGAAAGCTCTGTGAAACCATCACCCATTTCAGCAAGCTTTTCACTTTTTCCACCCATAAGGCTTCCAATATCCAAAAGTGAGACCATGTTAGTTCTGTCTTTTGCCATGAGTATTCCTCCTATTTTTTATAAAAATATTTAAGCTGCATATTAATTGCTAATTCTGTTGTTTTTCCATCTGCTGTACCGCAAAATACATCCGATGTGCGGTTGATTTGTTCTACAACAAAATTTTTATCCTTTAATGTAAATTCTCCACTTTCAAGGAACTTTGCAATATTTTCAAGCAGATTGCTTGCTGCAATATTATCCTTGTTTGTTGTTGGATTGCTTTTGTATACGATCTGGAACGTCATTTGTCCGACATAAGAACCGCTGACATATTTTTTCAAATAAACTGGATCCTGCGCCGGAAAAACTCCAATAGACTGAGTATCTTTTATGCTGTTCCATAAGATTGTTGAATTTGATGGTTTGAAACCGGGCGGAAAATTTGGATAACTATTTATCATATCAAGGATAGCTCTTTGCGCCGTTTCTGCATCTGATACAAGCATTATTTTTGGCTTTTCATCCAAATCATTTACCTCCAATCTCAAACCTTGGTATAAGGCTGTAAACACCGATAGTATTCACTTTGTAGCAATTCCCTTTTTCATTTACCATGTACTGGAAGAATTTACCCGGATAATCGTCTGAATTAATTAATCCAACCGGAAGTTCCCTATCAATGAGAAGTTCATCTTTCTTTGCAATCACTACGAAGTCAAAATCATTACTTCTTAAAGTAAAATGCTTTAGCTTTTCTTCTTCGCTCATGTTCTCCCAGTCTGGTGGATTAGCATAATTCAATGTGCCATCATTCGGGATTTTTACAAGAAAACTATCTGCATCTTTCATTCCAGATTTGCTTATGTTCTCTGCCTGTGTAAGCTCGATTCTTACATTTTCAAATAGAGTACCGAAATAATATTCAGTTTCTAAGGTGTCGTTGTAATGCCTGTTATATAAAACCACGGCATCTTTATATCCGATTCCCATAAGCTAAACTCCCATGTACAAAAGGTTTTCATGCCTTGAATCAACCATTCCGGTTAGGTAATTTGATGCAATATCGTAGCACTTACTATTAAGTGCCATTTCTGATTTTGCAAGCTCTACAAATGTCGAAGAAGATGCTCCGGCATCATAAGATACTGATTCACTTCCAGAAGTCATGCTCTTAATCATTTTCCCTTTTACAGTTCCGTCCGCATTTGCAATAACACCAAAGTTATTAACTGCCGCGGAGTACTCAGATACATTCTTTAGCAATTCAGCTATTTCGCAGGTACAATCTTTGATATTATCCCACCATGCATCTTCTGATTCTGGCTGAGAATAAAACAAAATCCTGTTTGATGTGATCGCATTGATTCTTCTTTCTGCTTTTCTTTCATATGGAGCAAAGTCTTCTTCGTTTTCGAACAAACTTCCACCATATTTCGTTTGGTAATATTCAAAATCTACATATGACATTGCTCCACACTCCTTATTGCTGTGATAATATTTCGCTAATAATATCAGCTTTTTTTGTTGCGGTCAGTGAATACCCTTTACTCTCTGCCAGTGCCTTAATTTCTGCAACTGTAAGAGAGTTTAAGTATTCTTCCGTGAATTCCCCACTAGCATTTACCGCCTGTGTAGTGGGATCTATTCCCCCGGTGTGATTGAAACGTTAGCTACTGCATCAATGTACTCTGCAAAAAGTACAAATCCTAACAGTGCATAATTTACGCTGGTTGCGCGATCGTAATCGCCTTTTACCTTAAATCCGATAAGGTTTGTCTCTCCACTAACTGTGTAAGAAAGACCGGCTTTCTCAAAATCTCCGTCAGATGGATCTACATAATAAGCAACGATGTTGTTTACAGGTGTTGCAAGGACTTTTCCAGCTTGGATTTCGTTGTCAGAGCAAAGGATCATAATGTCTGCTCCGAGGAATTCCTTGACATAAGTAAGTCCGAAGGCTGTCTGCAAAGTAATTTGTGAATTTCCAAGATAATCATATAAATCCATCATATTTACAAATACTGCAACTCCTGTGGAAGTTCTGTGCATTGATTTGAACTTATTCTTGACAGATCCAATAGCTTTAGCTACCGCCATCTGAAATGTTTTTGCAGTATTTGTAAGTGTACCAGTTTTCAGATAGTTGTAGAATTTTGTTGTAATTCCATCCTGCAGGTCTGTCTTGAACTCTTCATCTGTCATTCCACAAGCTGCTTCATATCCATGATCCTTGATAGCTTCGATAGAAACTTCTTTTGCATATTTTTCAAGAGTAATCTCTGCATAAGGTTTTTCTTTTACCGCATAATGTGTTCTTGGAATCACATCGCCTTCTGCTACAGTCCCACTCTCTAACGTTCCTTCTGCATATTTGCTTTTAAGAACAGTTCCAGGCTGTTTTCTAATTGCTCTTGAAATTCCAAGGATTTCTCTTAAAGCTTCCCAGTTTCTTTCAAAAGATGTAACAAAATCAATTTCCCTTGCCGTTACATCAATGTCTCCTGTTGCAATCAGTCCTGCGTTTGCTGCAAAGAACTGCAAATTTGTGCTCATCGTTAATCTGTTTTTGTTCATATAAAACTCCTTTACTGTTGGAATAAAGAAATGTTTTCGGCAATTGCTTTCTGACGTTCTGATCTATCTTTGATAGATAAAATGCTCTCTCTTGTTGTAGGCTTATCACCACCTGAATTGTTTTCATTCGGTTTTGTAAAATGCGCATGTGGAGGATTCTGCTTATTTACAAATGCATTTGCATCTGTCTTTTTAGCTTCCTCAATAAGATCACTGAACCCTATCAGCTTTCCATTTCTCACACTTACGCCTTTGGAAATGTCTTCCATAATGGCTTTCTTTGCAGATTCAGAAGTAAACTCGATTTCCGCAAATGCTTCTTTCAAAAGTTCATTCTTCTCATGCTCTGCGATTTTGGCTTCGTAATCTTTTTTGGAATCCTCTGCCTGTCTCTTCCAGTCATCACGCTCTTTTAAAATGTCTTCCGGGCTTTTTCCATCCAACCCTTCGAGCATTTTCTCTGCTGATTCTGCCCGGGTTTTCCACTGTTCAGATTCTTTTTTAACTTTGTCTTCCATTTCTTCTTTGGAATACAGCTCTTCACCCATACTCTTTTTAAGAGATTCTTTCTGTTCGTCTGAAACTTCAATTCCGAGTTTCTTTAATTCGTTTGCTACGTTTACCATGTTTCTACCTCTTTCTTTCCAAGTTGTTACTCCGGTCAGTCCGGCACGATTGAGTTGCTATTTACTCCATAGCTGGCAATTGGGAATGAAGGAATCGAACCCTCGACAACCCGGATATAAGCCGTGTCTTCTTCCACTGAATTAATTCCCAAAAATAAAAAAGCACGCCCAAAATAGGACGTGCCATGCATCATCCTATAACTATTCTAGGTTAGCGAACAGAATCCATTTTTCTGTCCGGTACTTTTAATATTCTTTTCAATATATATTTTAACCTATTTTAAACAACTTTTTGTACCATTTTAAAAAGGGCAGATTGCTCCGCCCCTTTTTGCTATTTCCCACCGAAATACCTTCTAAGTACTTCTTTTTCTTCTTCCACAATGCAATCCTTTCTTAATCTGTTGCACTGGTCGTATATATACTTTCCGTACTCTTCTAATTTGGCTATCATTGCATTTTTATTTTCCAATGTAGGATTTTTAATGTATTCTTTTTTAAGCCCTATATAGTCCTCATACTGCTTTATAACATCCATTTTCAATTACCCCATTCAAAATATCATCTGCTATACCAACGACTTCTTTTCCATAAAGAGACAGAAAATCCGCTACGATTTCCTCTACATCTATTGGAATTTGGCAGTCATATGAAAACGAAGCGCAGTGTACCAACTCATGAGATAGAACTCGCTCTAACAGACTTCCGCTTAATGAATTTGACAAATAAACCGTTCGTTTGTTCCAATCTGTAACACCAAGTGTAATTGTTCCATCTGAACGCATCAAGCATTCACTATTAGGATTTACATATAAAATATTCCATTCAACATCATTGATTTTAAACACTGCGCTCACCTCTTAGATTTTCTGTAACATCATCTGTAATTCATTTCTCCACATCTGCTTTTCTTCAGGTGCTGCATCTGATGTCATTTCAGTAATATCCATCTGCATATCTCGCAAATAATCTTTTCTTGCTTTGGCACGCTCTTTTTTATCTTCCTCTGAATTGCCATGATGGTTTTCTCTGGTCTCCATATAAGTACGTCTGGAAATACCGGCTTTTCCCTCTCTGGAATCCCGCGGATATGATCTATCTCCCATCATTCCGGTATCTGTATACATCCTTTTCAGGTCTTTCTTATCCATGTCTCTCATGTGCTCTGTATCTTCGTAATCATCCGGGTACATGTGATAATATGGTGGCTCATCATATCCTCTTCGTTTTCCTCTGCCCTTAGGTGCGAATCTTCCATCAGCATAACGATACCGGTCGTAATATCTTCGGTCATCCCCATACTCTAAAAGCTTCTCCATGATATCTGCTTCGTCCGCTTCGTTCATTGCCTTAGTAATTGTGGCATAATACTCTGCTTCTGACAGATCCTTTATCATGTCGATCACTTCTCCCATTTCTTCTGTGTTGACATTCTCAATCCCTTTTTCAATCTCACATAAGGATTTTTCAGCAAGGCATTCAAGCATTTTATGAATTCTTTCAATATGCATATACTAAGCCTCCCTTACTACGATTAAATTACTGTTCTGTACCTCGATAGTCTGTCCAGATGTATTCTGAACCGCTATTGTGCTGCAGCATCCACAAGGAACATCTACATAAACCTGTGCAGATACATTGAACATGTTTTCTACTGCCGCAGGTGTCACGATCATTCTTGTAGACTGTAAAGGTTCTCCGTCAATTGCGATTGCAAGAGAAATAGCTTCCACCGTTCCACCGGTTGGGATCTGGATATTTCCACTATAAGATACAAGAAATCTGGCTTTGCACTGGTTTGTGATTCCTCTTAATTTAACTACTCCGCTTCCCTGTCTGTGAACGATACATTTTGTTCCGCAAACCGGTGTCTCAGTAAATGCGACATCTTCTCCTTGCAGGACAGTCTGTAAAGCATTGGCTGTAAATTCTGACATGATATTTTCCTCTCTTTCAAAAATATAAGGGCAAACATTGAAGTCTGCCCTTTGTGTTTAAGTAATACTGCTATGCAGACATAATCTTGTCGATTAAGATACTTTAATTATTCAGTTGTCTAACATCCGCATCCATTGTTACAACCGCATCCATACGGAATGTATGTGTTCGGGTTTGGCACCTGGTATGCCGGAATTGGTGATGGATTAACAGCGTTGATAATATGATTTGTCTGTGCTGTCATAGCGGTAGTCAAAAGTGCGTTCTGTCTATCCTGTGATGCTGCAAGTCTCAAATCATTATTTTCTGCCTGCAACGTTGCGATCTTATCCTGGCATAAGTAGTCAAGTATCGCTCTTGTTCCGGCATTCTGGCTGTCGATAATATCTCTCGTGTTGTTGTTCATGGTGTTCTGTAATGCGCAAGTGTTCTGCGCCATGTTGAAGTTTACACCCTGGATAGCTTCACGAGTTTCGCAGCAACAATTTGCAAGCTGAGACTGAATAGCATTTGCATTCTGCATTCCTGCTACTGTGTCCGCATTAATTGCCTGCTGAATGGTGTTAAATCCTGTCAGCATTCCGTTGTTTACTGCATAAAAGCCATCACAAAGACCATTTGTAATGCCATCAAGTTTACTTATGACTGCTGAATTGTCAAATCCTCTCTGGATATCAGCCTGTGTAGCCGCAGTTGCGGTATAACCACCACCACCATTACCACCGAATCCATAACCGCCCCATCCACCGAATAAGGCAAAGAGGATAATGAGAACCCACCAACCACCATCGCCCCATGCACCATCATTACGGTTTCCACCAGTAACGGCGGCAATGTCCGCTAAACTTGGAGATGAATTAAACATATGTGTTCCTCCTAATAAAATTTATTTATACATAATCTTGCAAGAATAGTATCAATGTTTAAAATGGCTCATGATTTCTTCCGGGTTTAGACCTTTTTCTTTGCACAAATTTCTGGCAAGCTGTTCCAGCCCTTTACTGTCTCCACGGTTCATCATGTCGAATGTATTTTTCATGATCGGATTATTTGAAAATTGAGAGTTGCTCATCATTTGACTTAATATCATCTTAGGGTTTCCACCGCACTGGATCATCTGCATTAAATTCATTCAGAATCGCTCTCTTTCTTTGCTCTGGTAGTCCTCTGGGACTGAGTTATTTTAGCTTCTATTTGGTCTAATCGCTCCATTATCGGGGAAAACAATGTTGCCGTGTCTTCTTTCGGTAATTCGTTCTGTTTTCCGTCTAGCTGCGGTTTATATGTAACTGTCTGAATAAGACCATTAGCACCCCACGATTTTATATAAACTTCTGATCCATCTGCTTTCGGGAAAATGGCAAATGGTGCATTCATGGGAACGTCATTCGCTGTGACTTCCTCAACAGAATTAACCATTCTTCCGCAAAGTCCAGCTTGTTGCGGCATGATCTGTTGTGGGAATTGCTGTTGAATCTGCTGTGGCTGTTGATATTGAGGATAAGAATACTGGTTATATCTCTGATACTCGTACATAATAAACCTCTCTTTCTATCTTCATTTTATTATTAACAACACAATTGAACCACCCCAGTAAAACCCCATTAAAAGGACACAAAAAAGACACCCTTAACGGATGCCTTTAATGAGGAGAAAGTTATGTGAAATGTTGTCCAGTTACCTTAAGAATTTTATGTTGCATTTTGACGTTAATACGTCCGGCTGTCTTAGTCGAAATATGCATAATTTCTGCACATTCTTCTAGCGACTTTTCTTTCTTCCGTAAATCAAAGAGCGTTTCTTCTGTCGGTGTGAAATCACACAATTCTTTTATATGCTCTTTTTCTTCTTTGGTAAAGCACGTAACAATGTTTTTCATTTGCTTTACCTCATTTGGGGAGTTTCCGGCTATGACGGTGAGTTGTTGTCTCGCTTGAGTTCCACTGCATTAATTAAAGAAAGGTGGATAACCAAGTATGTATGGTTAACACATTATTATAATAACATATTATTCCATTTTCGTTGTACCATTTTTTTCAATTTTATTTTTATAAGCCGTTGCTCGACCATTTGCAATCGCAGACTGTTTTCTATTAAATCCAGACACTTTCGTTCTATCGCCTTGCAATTGAAGATCATTATTCTTACAGAATAATTGAAGCCTTTTATTCTGCATTCGCAGTTTATATGCCAGTTTATCATATTGAGGTTGCAAGATCTCTTTTACATCTGTTTCGGAGATCATATCAAGTTCCTGTTTCTTGGTCATAATTTCGCGCTTTGTTTTGCGAATTTCTCTTTCAAGCAATCTTTGCTTCTGCTGCAAATCATAAAGCTTCTGGCTTTCATCTGCATTTATATTCACATTTCCGTTTTCATCAAGGTACTTATTTACCATGTCTTTTCGCCACGGACCATGTGAATGTCTACAGTTGTACCCGTGAAGTCCTAAGAGATTTACAACAGTTCCCTTTCCGGTTTCAAGGTTTATTGTATAGCCTGTGCTTTCAAGAAGATTCGGAAATCCTGGTTCGCTCCCGATTATTTTATATGCTTTTCCTTGCCAGTGATCGTGAGATGAAATCCCTGTTGGATCCTTTTTATCATATCTGGCACCCGGATGCGCTGATACTAGAACATACTCTATTTTATTTTGCGCAATATAAACGTTCGTCACTTGTGCCGCGGTCTGATTCATAGATGTGACGATGCAACATCTCACTGCCGCTTCAAGAGAACGCTTCGTTCCGGCAGGGTATTCTACCATAACACCAGATTCTGCATATCTATCCAGAACTTCGCAGACTGCACTGCTGTAAGACTGCATTCCAGATGCAACTCTATAATCAACCTCATTCAGCATATTGAGCAAGTCTTTCTGTGTCTGGTTAATGGTTGTCTTTGTCAAATTATCAAGTTCACCGGATGTCTTTATTAACTCTGCATTCATTGCAAGAATTGCCATATTATTTTTTAGCGGAGATATAATATCGGATGCTGATATCTGTGTTAAGACTTCCTTATCATCTGAGAATGATGTCATAACACTATCCCTTAATAATCTGCGAACCTCATTTCTTGACTTTCCAGACATTTCAGATATTCTTTTTACAATCTCTGTGTTATGCAGTCCCATCTGTTGGAGTTTCCACAATTCTCGGTCGGCAGTTCCTGACAATTCACCGGATTTTATCAATCTTGTTGCAATGTCTGATATAATCCAATTTTCAAGATCTTGATACATTTCAACCAGTTTATCAGTTTTTCCGTAAAAATAATCCGGTCTAAGCATTATCCTTTCCCAACCTCTCTTTTAACAAGATCAATCCACTGCTTACCGTGATTTTCTTTTGCAGTTTCAAACCATCGTTTACCTGTTCCCGGTGTGTGATATTTTAATTCTGTTCCTGTCGGATACTTCTTTTCTCCACGGTTTGCCCATGATCTACCGTCTGCCGTCAAATAAAGTTCACCAACGTACTGATAATGCGCATATGGTGTATCTACTGTAATTAATCCGGGTTCTTTTATCTGCGTCTTGTTTCTCAAATCGCCCTGCTGCATAGGTGTGTATTTTCTCATGTCATTTACAACCTGTTCGTCAAGAACATTCTGAGCATTTCTCAAATTTTCATCCATTCGCTTTGTATCAAGCTTAATATTAAAGCTTCCAATGACTTTATTATATTTCATATTAACGCATCCATTTCTATCACTTTTCTAAATAAAACTTAATCGTCTCTATCGCAGTCTTTTTCTGAAGCTTTACTTGAACCATCTCCGGCGGTTCAGGTTCAGGGATAATATATCCACCTTTTAAAATACCATTTATAGAAAGTTTCGGTATCCCTTGAATTATTTTACTCCTCTCCAAATAGACCACCGCTGTTCCTTTCCGCATCTTCCTGCGCTCTCTCTGCAAACATGGCATCTACTTCATCATCATTAAATCCCTCATATTCTTTAAGGTATTTACGCTTAGAATAAATACCTTGAATCATTAAATTATATGCTCTTGATCTGTCCTGTTCGAAGCTCGCAAGCAAATCTTTAAAATAAAATATATCTTCGTCCGGTACATCATCATCCAGTGCATCCACATAACCGGCAGGGATTCCGTAAAGGTCGCAGAATACATTGATTGCATAAATAAGATTTTTTAATGCTGTCTTTATGCTTTTTCTGATATCGTTAATCGTCTCTACTGTTTCATTATCGTCACTTTCAACCTGTGTTGCTGTCAATCTTCCTGACTTTCTATCGAGGATAAATTGCCCCTGTGAGAATCCGCATTTTGTCGAGATCATAGAAAGAACGCTGTTAATGTCTGTTATTCTGTCAGAAGTAAGCATGGTCGGGACGTGTTCATCAATCGTTCTTTTTGAATCCAGCCCCAATTTCAAGCCTTTAACGAACCGAGGAAGCTCTACTGTTGAGGCACGGATTCCGCCTTTTCCCTGTTTTGTCATGGCGTTCTCATCAATAAAAGTAATGTGCTGAGAATCCTCAACCTCATTCCCTTTTTTACTCCATGCTATATCGAGATCTCTAAGCTCCATAAGTGCATTTGAGAAAATCGATACACCTTCTGGAGATGAGTAATCAATTGTGTTATTGAATGGAGTTTTCAAATAGGCAAACAGTGGCTTTTCTACGTTCATAATATGAACTGCTTCCTCAATTGAAGACCACTCAGGAACGTCATGCAGTTCTATCTTCTTGCCAAGTGAGTTACTGCTGTTTGACTTGAACGCTCTGTTCTGGATCTCGTACACGTTCATCTCTTCGCCCTCTTTATTTTTTGAGGTCGTGAAATGATGGTATTCAAGTCGGTAATAGTACAATTTATCTTTTATAAGTCGATTAATAAAGATGCATCCTCTAATATCTCCGTTGCTGGTCTTTTCTGTGATTGCGAAATCCCACGGCATAATATAATCGATCATGTTGTCTGGGTTCATTGAACCGTTTGGTTTTAAAATTATACCACCAACTCCGAGCATATCTTCGACTTTGTCTCTGATAGAAGTGTCAACCATTGCCCTGATGCACTTATTAATAAAATCAGCTCTCTCTGAACCTGTTACGCTCACTGATAAATCCATACATGCTTTCTTTGCTGTGTACTGGCAGAGGAATTTTGCGAAATTTATTGTCCTAATGTCATTTTTTTTCGGATCAACCCAGAAAGGACTCCCCTTAATGATGTCGTTCCATCTCTGCTGTGAGTTCTCGATCTCCGGAGAAGTAATAAACTCGACATTAAATTCTTTTTCTGCATCTGTTCTAAAAAACTTCATGATAAACCCCTTTACTCTTGTGAATATATTCATACGTTAACACCTACAATCTCATAGTAAATGCATTATCTTTCAGCAAAATTCCGTGATTTGTCTCGGTAAATACTGGCTCTGTACCTTCGTATACTTTCAAGTCAACATCCTTCCGAAGAATATCATCTTTGCTATTATCTGAAATACACGCAATTACTTCTCTTGATTCCTTATCTACAAGGACATAATGCTTGCTATTCGTATTATTCATCATCTACCTCCTCATCTTCCTCATCATCATAAAGGCCATCATTTCTTCGGCTGGTCATGATAATCCTGTTTAATGCATAAATGTTTGCCATTATCGTATCTTCTTCTAAGGTCGGGTATGCATCCGAAAATGAACCATCTGGAAGCTGCTCATGTTCTGCTTTTACAAACTCTTTTTCTGTATTCGGGCATCGCTCTGGATCAATCACGATCTTATTACATCTTTGCAGCCACTCCCAACAGTAATCTCTGCCTTTTCCGCTTCCCCATCTTTTCTTTGCCCCGATTGCATTAAACCCCCAGTCCTGCATCTCTGCTATTCCGTCCGGTCTGGCTGAATCGCATATAATTTCTACATTCATAAACTTCTTTATCTTTCTGGCAAAGGTAGAGTTTTTACATTTTTTAGAATAAACCTCGCCAAAAATATAAAGAGTATCCGTCTCGTAATCATAATAGTTCTGGCAAAATACCTGTGGGTGAGTATATCCGAAGTCCAAGCCGTGGTTTACTGTATCGAATGTCATTAACTCCTCATCCGATATTTTTCTGATTTCTAAATTGTCAAAGATGCCGCCGCCTGTTCCAGTGACTTCTCCTAAGTAGTTGTTTTTATAGTATAATGGCTTATGAATCCTGAACCATTCCGCACGCTCGAAAAATCGCTTTCCTAGCCATTTTACCGGGACATTATAATAATAACTGTGACAGATCCGTGTCTGTGGCTTATTTTTACACTCTTCGGTGTACTCGTTCATAAAGTTATTTTTTGACTTCGGAGGATTGAAAATTTTTATGTCAAGTGCTGGTGTATCTGCTCGCAGGAAAGTATCTTCAATGTTATCCATCTGCTCCACACCTGCCATCTCGTCACACTCTTCATGGATTAAAAGCTTGACATATCCGAATGGCACATTGAACGATTTTAAGCTGATAGGCTTATCTGCTCCGGCAAACATGACCATCTGTCCGGTTGGTTTATAAACTGCACACATTGGGGATTGTTTAAAATCCCAGTTATCCAGATCCTGATATCTTATGACCGTTTTCATAAACTGATTATACACCGAGCTTCTTAAGTCGACTTTAAATCTTCTGGTGTATACGACATGCGCCTGTGAATCTTGTCTGATCGTCTCATATGCAAGATTTCCCCAAAAATTGGACTTAATAGAACCACGACCGCCCTTAGAAATTATCTCATGCACATCTATCTCTCCGGCAAAGGCTTCATGTACAGTTCTGTAAATTTCAACAAAGTCGCTTGTTATATCTGTAATCGGGATCGTCCAGAGTGCTGCCTTCTCGCGTTTTTCCTTTTCCTCTCGCTCGATCTTCTGCTTTTCTGCTATGGTCAGTGCCTTTTCCAGTCCATCCATTGCCTTAAGCTGATCGGAAAAGTCCGGGGCGAATCCGAGACCGTCCACGACTTCGCCCTTCGCTATCTTACTTCTCCGCTCTTGGATTTCTGCAAGGCTCATGATATCCCGGTGCTGTTCTTTCTCAATGCGCTCGGTCTGTTTGGCTATATATGCTAAAACGCTAGCATTTCCTAACAAACGTGTTGCCCCTGCGCTAGCTCCATTTTGGCTATATCCCGCCTTTATGAACGCCTGTGTGGCATTTCCACCATTCTTTATATATTCATCTGCAAATGCTTTCTGTTTCAGTGTGAGTTCTCCCTTCATTAGCTCACCGCCTTATAAATTTCAATCAAGCAGAAAATGACATCCGGGATAGATGCCGTTTTAAAAATTTCAAAATCTTCTGTTTTCCATTCTTGTTTTTTCGTTTTAAAGGTGTACACTGGTGTGAGGATTCTGTAAATCGTAATCATGCGCTTCTGTTCTTCACTGTAGAATTGATTCTGATTTATTTTTATAATCAACCCACGCTGGACAATCGCAGTTTGAAGCTTTTTTACTTTTCCTTTTAAATTTGCCAAGTCGCACACCTCCCATCATTTTACTTATAATTTTATTATAAGATATTTTTAACTGTTTTTGTTCCATTTTTAGGCATAAAAAAAGCGGCTATATTTCAAGCCGCTTTCTCTTAATATCTTAAGTAATAAGTTCCCCCAAATTCATTACATTTACATTTTTTTACAGTATCATCAAAGTTCGACTCGTTCATGGTGGCGTATCCGCTAGTACACAGATTCCGATCTATTGTCCGAAGCCTAAAGCTCATTTCGCTTAGGCTTTCAGCAACACTAGCTTCCCACTCGTTGCCATTATCATCCGCCACCTGCACAACGTACCCGTGTCCCCTGTTTGAAGCCCATATGCGTGAATTATACGATATTGATATTTCTGACAGCACAATCAGCCGGATCACAGACAAAATCCTGCCGATTGTAAAAGAATGGCAGGAACGCCCTTTGGAAGAAGTGTATGCTGTAGTATTTATGGATGCAATCCACTATCACGTCCGCAGTGAAGGACGTATTGTAAAACGTGCGGTTTACATTGCCCTTGGTATCGATATGAATGGGAAAAAAGATGTTCTTGGAATGTATGTTGGAGAAAACGAAAGTGCCAAGTTCTGGCTTTCTATCATGAATGGATTAAAAAACAGAGGCGTTGAGGATATCCTGATTGCATGCGTTGATGGTTTAAATGGATTTCCACAGGCAATCGAGGCTGTTTATCCAAAAACAGAGATTCAGCAGTGTATCATCCATCAGATCCGTAATTCAACGAAGTTTGTTTCATACAAAGACATCAAAAAACTGATGGCTGATCTGAAGCTTGTATATGCAGCTCCAACGGAAGAAACAGCTTTAAATGAGTTAGAATTGTTCAAGGATAAATGGGATTCCAAGTACCCAAAAATCTATAAATCCTGGCATGATAACTGGGCAACCCTGTCCACTTATTTCAAATATCCGGAGGCAGTAAGACGGCTGATTTATACCACAAATGCCATTGAAGGATTCAACCGCCAGCTCCGGAAAGTGACCAAAAGCAAGACGGTTTTTCCGTCGGATGACAGCCTTTTGAAAATGCTGTATCTTGCGGCTATGGACATTACCAAGAAATGGACAGGACACCGACAGGATTGGGGACAGATCCATTCCCAGCTTGAAATCTATTTTGAAGAGCGTCTGATTGGACACAACCTGTAAAAACAGCTTGTTTTAGGCAGGTTTTATTGACATGCCCAAAAACTCCTGTATAATGCAGATATGGGCAGAACCTGAAAAATCGGCTCTGCCCATTTGTAACTATTCATAAATCTTATATCAGTTTTTAACGTTTACACAAAACTTGAAACGGTCTCTTTTTTTATGTACGGATTTTTATTTTTATATCCAGCATCTGCCTTGCATATTTTGCCAATACAGACTTTTTTATGCGTGCGTGGTATTTTTATCCTATGCGTGATAAGAAATCCGTCTATGCGTGTCATGCGTGCGTTATGCGTGCAGTTTAAAATAATATGCGTGTGTCTATGCGTGCAGTTCTATGCGTGAATTAAATCATCATGCGGAGCTGTCCGTTGCTTTCTTCTTCGAACAAGCTCCGGCTGTTGAGCATCCTTAATGCTATTTTCTTTTTTCTGTAAAAATGCGTGCGAGAAATCGGCATAATCCCATAGCGTGCTTCCATTTTGTCATATGAGATATTATTTAAAATTGATTCTGCTATTTTATCGCCCAGGTAATTGTCTATGCGTGTGCATATCTCTATCGTTTCCTCTCTGCTCATTTTAAAAACCTCCCCATGCGTGGCGCCTAAGTTTCTTACAACATTATACCATATATCAGTTCATAAAAACACAACATATTATCGTATTCATGCAACATTATTGTATTTTTTTACCGGCATATTTCAGCCGGCAAAAATCTCAATATTCAGTTTTTATTCTATGGCATCCTGTAATCTCCCTCTAATGCATTTTCAATGCCTCCTCCTAAATCAGAAAAGAAAACGCCCTCTTCGTCACAATCGTTTTGCCAAAGTCTTGCACCTAAATCATTCAGAATTTCACTTGCTTTTTTTAATATTTCCTTTTCTTCCTCTGAAAAATCAATTTCTACATCATTACTCTTATAAAAGTTAGCCATCTTTTTTCTACCTCCGTTTTAATCCGTTAAAGTTCAGTTTAATTTATACAATTCTCTCAAAATACTCTTCCAATGTTTTATAAGTAATATCAATATAACCGAAGTCATCATCACCGTTTTCCAAGAGGCGTATATCAGATTCGCCAACATATCCATCTGTATACTCATACACGCTACCCTCATGAATTGTCGCATATTCATCTGTAGGGCATTCATTTTCATCGTATTTTGGTAAATAAAACTCTTTAATACATTTATATTTTTGCATACGGCACCTCCACAAAATTCTAATTGTCTTCGTACTCATCCATCTCTTTATCAAAAATGGCTACTTCCACTTCTTTTTCAGTGAATGCTCTTTGATGTAAATGCGTTCCGCATCGTTCACAGAAAAACGTTCTTTCTTCATATCCTCTCGAAATATGTTTGCCGCACACCGGGCAATCACAACTATTTAAGTAAGCATTATTTTTAATTGTCTCCTTTATGTCTCCCATGTATTTCTCCTCTAAATCTAAGTTTACCTATCGAACATACTCATCTGTCCGGGTATGTCGTTGCTCTGCATCCACCATAAATATACTTCCTCTCCGCACGTCCACTTTGTGTTCTTTCCTCGGAATCTCCTCATTTCAAGCATCCGATCAAATGCTCTTATATACGCAGTTTTATATCTTGGAAAATCATATATTTCCCGTTCTCTCTGACATTTTTTTGCCAGAGGACAGGCTATACACCCAAGCCTATCATATCCCCAGGAATACATCTCGCAAACCGGTATATTTTCGCCATTGATAACGTTCCATATATCCACTGCTTTCCAGTCAATAATTGGATTAACTACAGTTTTAGCTTTCATCTGGCAGTTTTCAAATAAACGTCTCGTATCGTCATTGTCTGTTATAAGCATTTTTTCATCAGAAACGCCTATGCTTTTATTCGCTGTCTTTCCGAGGACTTCAAATGCACTCCTACTGCTTCTCGCCGAGCTTTCTTCCCATCTAACACCAGTGGCAATCATCCGGTTTGCATTTCCACCTTCTTTCAATTCCGAACAACAATATCGAACAACCCTCGTTGGTGGCATCAACTTTATAGGAATCAAATTCCACATCGTCACTCGATGCCCGTTTCCCTTATCATGATAATCTACAGTACACTTAACACCTTTCAATTCTAATCTTCTGAATGTTTCTCTTATATGGTATACCGTAGGTGGCGCATCTACTGTGGTATGTGAATTATGAACCTCAAACGGTATTCCGCTTTGCTCAAACACCCACAGTAATGCGTCCGAATCTTTTCCTCCTGAATACTCACAAACAAGCGGTTTCCCATAATGGGATATGGACATGTCGCTTGCCAGCCTCACACGATCTATTGATCTCTTAATAAAATCTTCCAACACACCACACTACATTTATCCGTGTGGTAAATTTACAATCTGCCTTATAGTCTTTGGGAGTTATTACCGCTGGCCGTTAGCCTTTTCTGGGGCGATACCTAAGCAGCGTGTTAATAGCTGCTATTTCTCAGGCGAACCATGACATTCCATTCTGGCATTTATCAATTTTTACAACCCGGATTCTGATTCCGGGAAACCTCGTTTCACGAGGATAAGTGTTATTCCTTTCTCATAAACATGTCTATCATAGTTATCACCTAAATTCTAATTTACATAAAATATTTCAGCCATTTTCATTCTGTTTTCATAGTCTTCATTGGCTTTGTCGACTTCTTGTTTGCGGCGGATTGCTGCGTAATCCCTCAAATTATATAAAGCAATTCGCTTTGCCTTACTTGGTTTTAAGCTTTTTCCACTCACAATATCATTTAAACCCTGACGTGACAGTTCCGTTATCCTACACATTTCTTCTACTGAAACGCCGAATTTGTTTGCAAATTCTTTCGCTTTCATATTGTTTTTATCCTTTCTCTTTACATATTTGCTACATTTTGTAAATTCTAATTTAACTACGCAAACCGGAGCTGTCCGGTCTGCTCTGCTTCCATCCTCATGTTCGGTGTTCGTTCCGCAATACACAGTTCTGGCAGATTGGCTCTAACCAATGCTGCTGGTATCGGTGGACACACTGCATTTCCGCATCTTCTGACCTGCTCACTTCTCGGATA